TTTTCATCTCTAACAGCTTCTTTATATTCAGCTTCTACTTCTTTAACTTCTTCTTCTACTTCTTCAACTAGTTGTATAGGTGAATTAGACTCTTCGCTGGCAACTGCTACTTCTTCGACCACGGGTTCTTTTTCCTCTTCTTTTATTACCACTTTTGTAACCTCTGGCTCTGTCTCTATTAAAGGTTCTTTCATGCTAACCTTAGTGACATTGTTTTCTGGTGTAGATAATTTCTTAGGTGTTTTTCTTTTTTTTAATTTAAATTCACCTTCTTGTTTTACTGTTTGTTCTGACATAATATAATAATATAAAATTAATAAAGTTTTTTTATCTAGGGTCGAATTGTTCTAATCCAAATCCGCCTAGTGAGTCAAAACCTGACGACTCAAAATTCTTAGGTAATTCATCGTTCTGACGTTGTGCTATAAGCTCTGATTGTTGTGTAGCTTGTATTCTAGTTCTTTCGTCTTTACGATCTTCTATATCTTTTTCTTTTACTTTTTCAGCATCAGCCCTTGCTTTAGCTAACTGAATATTGTAATTAAACTCCTCTGCCATAAGCTCTTTCTTAATCTGAGCTTCAGCTTGCATACGTTGCATTTCAAACTGAGACTTACCTTGTTCTATTTGAAGAGTTGTTTGAGCTAATGCTTGTTGTTTCTGTACTTCAGACATTGCAGCTTTCTCCGCAGACTCAGCATTTGCTTGCGCTTGTGCCTGTATATTTTCCATCTGCGCTTGCTTGTCAGCCTCCATTTTTTGCTTACGTTTTATTTTAAGCATTTGATTAGCTAACTTAATATTGGATATCTGCCTTAAATCTATAACGTCTTCAAGATCAATACCTCCAGATTGCAATGCTATTTGTATGTTTCTCTCTAGTATTTGCTTCTCTTCTTCATCAGGCTCTAGATCTAAGAATATACCAAACTCATGCATGTTTAATTTTTCTACTTGCTCTAACGTATTTACATTAAAGCTACTTATAGAATTCATTAAAGCGTTTTTAGTTAAAGGAAAGTTTAACATATCAGCCGCTCTTAGACTTATGTTTTCACATATTCTAACGGTGATATACATTAATGACTGAAGTATATGCTTAGTCGCTGTATTTGAAGCAGCTGCAGCTAGTTTTTGTAAACCAACTAAAGAATCTTTTGCTGGTTGACTACCATCTCTAGCTTCATTAAGCCCTGTTACATCTCTTATCATTTGTAGATAATACTGATAAGTTTGTATAAGCGCTTGTATTTTGCTCATACCTGACGATGTTTGTAATTCTTGTATAGGTACTTTAGCTCTGTTAGGATCACCATCTTGCGTTAATGATCTACCAACAATACTACCAGTCTGGAAGTACATATTAAGAGCCTCTTGTGGATTATAGTTTGTTCCGTTACCAAGATCAACCTCAGCTAATCCATCAACATCAACAAAAACACCATCTGGCACCATACGCGCTAGCACTTGTTGTATCTTCAAGTGAGTCAATTGTATCATGTCAGCAAAACCAATAGTCTTACTAACTATACTCTCAACTCTACCTTTGTACATTCTAGGAGCAGATATAGTGTAGTTCATATTAACTCTAGTCTGATCACTAAAGGGTCTAGTCATATTTTCTGCTAGCTCCCATTTAAGCATTTTTTCGTAACCTAATATTTTAGCGCCACTATATAATACCTCTATTGATCTACCGACCCTATTAAAGTTGTCACTCTCAGGCGGGTCAAATGTATCATCTTTTTCTAAAGCTTTTTCTAAGCCTTGATCTGTTTGTTTTATTTTAAAGACTTGATTGCTGTACGTCTTGTATTCAAAGTACAAAACTTGAACATTGTCGTTATTACTGTCTTGACCATTAAAGTTTCTAGTCCTAGTTGAATCACCAGGGTAACGTTGTATCTCTATAAGATCTTCATCTGTTAAGTATGGGAATTGTTTTTTTACCTCTTCTAATGGTACACTTTTAACCTCTCCTACGTAGTATATGTCTTCAAAGTTTGGATCTTCTGTATAAGAGTGTACTAAATTAACTGGATCTACGTAGTCAACAGTAACTCCATTAGCTAGATTAAAATCAGTTTTACTAGCACCTATACCTAAAACAACTAAATCGTAGGCTACTCTTTTTTTAACCTCTTCGTATTTATTATAATCTAATACATTGTTTATAAGCTCTTCTTCTGCTATCTCTATAGCTTGCTTATATGTTAGTTGCATATGTAGCTCTAGCTCTTCTTTACTTTTAGGTAATTGATCTTTAGGTATATTAGTTCTACTTAAGTCAATACCAAAATTTTGCTGAGCTTCTTGTATTAATTGCTGTGAAAAAGCATCTTCAGCTAAATCAGTAGCGTGTTGTGTTCTTTCTTTTACAGCAAATGGATCTGATGCAAATGATTTTATTTCATAACCTTTATCTGTCATACCGTTGACAACAATATCAACAAACTTAGATAATACAGCTACAGGTTTCCAGTCCAGGTTTAAGTAGCTTAAGTCACCGTTTATAGATAACTCATCTTTATATTTTTGCACAGACTGTTCTCCTCTTGCGTAGAGTCTTAACTTGTGAAAGTATTGCCAATTACCAGCAAATCTACCACCGACGTTTGTACCTCTATCTCCCTTGAACCATTCGTTCTCAATGGCTCTACCCACAGCATAACCATATTCTAAGGTTTGCTTTTCTGCGTCTGGTACTACCTGACTAGGGAAAGAACTATTTGTGTTAGTATAAATCATTTATTTTATTATTTTTGAAATACTTCCGTTGTTGTCATATCGGTTAAAAGATAATTGCACTTTTCTCCTTTGTGTTTTGTATACTGGTGAATACTTGTTTTTATTACAAGCCATAGCCGCTAACCCTGAACTTATCGTAGCATCATGCTTTGTTCTATTATTTATGTTAAATCTTGCCCAGTCCTCTAGTGTTCTTTGAAAATACATTTGACCATAACCCTCACCTGTATAACCTACATAATCTTCTATGTATGTTTCTATAGAAGCTGCATGAGCTTGTTTAATATCTTCACTTGAGTTTGGTATACCACCAATTTCTTTTTCAGTAACTGATAACTTATTATATGCTTTATCAGGTCTATTTATAGAGAAGTTTCTATAACCTCTTCTTCTTAAATAATACAATAACCTAGGCTTATTATTCTCCGCTAGTATTGGCATACCATAAAAATGTAGAGCCATAAGCACGTCTTCAAAGAATATCTCAGCAGTCTGCGGTCTAGCTATATATTCTAGAAAAAACATATTAGATGGAGCATTGTCCATATTAAACTTAGTTAAACCGTGCAAGGCTCCGTTAGAACCTCTCTTATCAACTGTACCTGATATATCGTAGCTATCACATCCAAAAGCACCTATATGCTCACTACCTGGATATTTTAGACCGTTCTTTACAATAACATTATTTTGTAGGTTCATTGATGGAATCCAAGACACGTAGAATCTACCATTGTTGTTTGGTTTAAACTCGACGACAGTATCCTTGATATCTCCTCTCCAGTGAAAACTACCTCTAGTTACTAGACTTTTATTTCTAACCTCTTCATTGTAATCTATTTGCTCATATATTTTAGTTAAATTATATAAAGATAATTTAGCTTCATCTCTAAAAGCATGTTTTTCAGTTCTTGGAAACTGTCTATAGTATTCGTTTAAACCGTCTTGATCGTTTTTTAAACCTTCTACTTCATTTTCCCAATGCTCTATTACTCCCGTAAGTATTAATTCACCTGTTGGATCGATAACTTTTTCACTTGGCGTATCGAATACAGGTACTCCATAAGCATCGATGAATCCTTCGTAATTCCATTCCATAGGTATGAACAAACTATATAGTCCTGAGCTAGTCTGTCCGTTGCGGTTTCTCTCCCTGACGTCTGAAGCATAATATAATTTTTTAAAATTAGAACCACCTTTATCTAAAGCGTTTGATGTTGAACCCATCATACACTTACCTACTATTCTTTTACCTAAACGTAAACAGGTTTTAGTAACTCTCCAGTTGTTTAGTATATTATCAGGTCTCTCCCATTTACCACTTTCATCGTGGACTAATAGTTTTAATTTTTCCCCGTCGTACGAGTTGTCACCGGTGTTTTTCCAGTCGATCGTGGTATCGAGCCCTTGTCTATCCTCCGACGCAATACCTTCGTCAAGTTTTTTTCGTGTGAGTTTGGAAGCTGGGATCCTGTAGGCGAGCTCCGTCTTCGGTCTATCCATACCGTCCTGGATTGGCTTGAAGAAGAACGGGTAATTAACTGAGATGGGTACGACTTTATCTGTAAACATCTTCTTTGCATCCTGACCAGACTTTGATAAAATGCCGAATCTGGAGTCTGTTGATATTGTAGCTTGATTAACCGCTTCGCCTGAGGCCATGAAAGAAAACCCTGACCGTCTGTTCTTAAGATAGCACATTCCGTAACAACGAACATCTGATTTACAAGCTTCCCAGAATATAAAGAATAATCTGTTTGATTCCCTATAGTCTGCTGCCCCAACATCAATCTTGGACCACTGCAAGAACATATAGTGAGTGCCAGTAATATAATTAGCAACACCATTGTTTTTGAACCAAAAACCTTCCTCACGTCTTTTAAACTCTTCATCAATATAGTCATACCATTTCTCTTTAAACGCGTTAGGATATTTCTCCCAGTCAAACACGCTTTTTATTTTTAATAGCTCTTTAGGATAGTTTAACTTTTCCCACTTCTGCTCTGCCTTCTTGTTTGAACGCTTATAAACTTTCTCAGGCTCAGATGGCAAACCTATAACTAGGTTTTGTATTTGTATTACTTCACCTAAAGTACCATCTTTACTTATTATAACTATATCGTGATCAGCATTGTAACCATAATTCCACTTCTTGTGTCTGTTATTCTTTTTTATAACTGATGGCTTAATATAATCGTTCAGCTTTTTTACTAATGTTTGCTCGTACATCATTTAGATCTCCCTTCCGCAAAACCTCTAAAAGGTTTTTCTTTAGCATTTTCAGTATCATTTATCATACTCTTCTCCTCTTCTATGCGAGTGAGTATCTCAAAAGCATCAAATATAGCTAGTTTCTTTGTAGCCGCAGCGTTCTTCAATCTATCGGCAGTTATATCATCACCTGAATCTACTATAGGTTCCTTAGCTACTTTTATTAATTCCTCAACTGCTCTTTGCCCAGCTTGGATTATATTGAGCTTGGTTTTCTTTGTGCTCATATTTAATTACAATG